TAGACTTATCTACAAAAGAGAAACTGCTAAGCCTAATTGCGAAAGGTGGCTGAAAAATGACAAAATATGATTTAATGCAGTATCAATGGATTCTTAAAAACATAGAAAAACTAGAAGAAAAATTGCTAGAAATAGATACTCAGCTACAAAGAATTACAACACGTTATACACTTGTGTCGGTATCAAGAACAGGTAGTAGAGATGTGATGGGAGAGCTAATTGTGAAAAAAATAGAGGTAGAAGAAGAAATAAACAGAAAATTGCAAGAGAGTTATAGAAAGCTTAGAGAGATAGAAAGAGTGATAGAAAAGTTAGACGAAAAGGAAAAATTATTAATGCGGTTGAGATATATATACGGCAAAAGTTGGGGAGAAATATGCGACGAGATGAACTACAGTTGGAAACAAATACATAGAATACACAAACAAGCTTTAGATAAGTTGAAAGATGACACATAATGACACACAATGACACACTTTTTTATGATATAATGTAGATGGAATTATATAAATTTTATCTGTTTAGCCCGGTCACCCCCGCCGGGCTTGTGTATTTTTTTGAGAATATTAGCAGGAAAATTTATGTTAGTGTAGAAGAATATATTTATAAAAATATTTTTGAAATGGGGGTATAATTATGGCACTATTTGGCGGTAAAGACAATAAAGAAGAAAAACGACAAGAAGAAATGCAAAAATTTATGGAGAAATACCAATTAGAAGATTTAGATGAAAAAGACTTAGTGGTGTTACGAAGGATATCGCAAGATTTAGCAGGGAATAAATGGTTCAAAGCAGGTATGGCACTAAGTTTTGCAAAAGCAGAAGAACAAGCAAAAGTAACGTATTTGTCCGCATTGGTAGAGCAAAATTGGATGATAATAAGACAATTAAGCAGATTAAACAGAAATATAGAAAAGCTATTAGAAAAATAAGACATGTAGGTGATAGCGTGAAGCCATGGGCAGAGCGTTTTTATAAATCAAAAGCTTGGCAGGAAGTTCGCCAGGCTTATTTTATTTATCAGCATGGAATATGTGAGAGGTGTGGGAAACCGGGAGAAATAGTTCACCATAAGATATATTTAACGCCAGAAAATATAAACGACCCGAATATAACACTTAGCTTTGATAATCTTGAACTGTTATGTCAGGATTGCCATAACAAAGAGCATAGTACAAAAATGCCTGTTGCAGAAGGCTTAGCGTTTGATGATGAAGGGAACTTAATTCAATCCCCCCCACCTTCTAAATAGAGGAGGGGCTTGGAGACCGGCGGCGCGGCCCTTCGAAAACCTCGGAATGGGCTTTTACACGAGGGGGGCTGACCAGCAGCGGCCAAAATCGGCCAAAACGTCGCAAAACTGGCCAAAGTTGCGCAAAAATTTTTTAAAGGTGGTAAAAATGCTTAAAGAAGAAAAGGAAAAATTATACAAGAAAGAATTACAGAAACTGAATAGATACTTCAAGAATATTCCAAAGGCAGACCAACAATTGATAGAAGGGCTCAAACAACAAGCTGCGTTTTTATATGCGACATTGCAGGAACTACAGGAGCGCATAAACGAGGAAGGACCTGTCGAATTGTTTGTGCAGGGCAAACAGCGTTTATTACGTGAACATCCAGCGTCAAAGATTTATAACGAGATGGTTAAGAGCTATGCTGCTATTATTAAACAGTTGCTTAGTATGTTGCCAAAAGAGGAGGCAAAGCCAGTAGAAGATGAGTTGATGGCTTTTGTTAAAAGGGCGGGAAGATAATGCAGAACTATATACTGGAATACTGGGAGAAGATAGAAAGAGGCGAGATAGCGGCATGTAAAAGATTAAAACAACAATACAAAAAACTTGTCGATGAAATAGAGAACCCACGTGAACCGTGGGTTTTTGATTTAGAGAAGGCCAATCAGCCCATCGAGTTCATAGAGAAATTCTGTAAGCACTCCAAGGGCAAGTGGGCAGGCAAGCCGGTCAAGCTGGAGCTCTTTCAGAAGGCGCTTATTCAAGCCGTGTATGGCTTTGTGCATAAAGAAACAGGATTGAGGCGGTGCAGGGAAGTATTTATCTTGTTGGGGCGGAAGAATGGTAAATCAACGCTCATGAGTGCTTTGGGGTTATACATGCTCGTAGGTGATGGTGAAGGTGGGGCAGAATGTTATTCGGTAGCCACAAAAAAAGATCAGGCAAGGATCGTGTTCGCTGAAGCTTGCAACATGGTAAGCCAAAGCCCGGCACTCAGAAAACATTTAAAGAAGCGCAAGACGGATTTATACTTTCCTGTTACATTTGGCAAGTATGAGCCGTTGGCATCGGAAAGTAACAGCTTGGATGGGCTTAACTCTCACTGTGTAATCATGGATGAGCTACACGCTATTAAGGACCGGAACTTATACGATGTCATGAAGCAGTCGATGGCGGCAAGAGAACAGCCCATTCTGTTTATGATTACAACTGCTGGCTTTGTTCGTGAATGTATTTTTGATGATATATACAACTATGCCTGTAAGGCCCTTGATGGCGTGATAGATGATGAAAGGTTTTTGGCGTTTATTTATGAGCTTGATGATAGAAGCGAGTGGACGGATTTTCGGGCATGGGAGAAGGCCAACCCAGGGCTTGGGACGATTAAGAATTACGAGGAACTGGCAGCAAATGTAGAGCGTGCCAAAAACGATCCTAATTTCTTGCCAACAGTCCTTACCAAAGATTTTAATGTTCGCGAAACTCTATCCAGTGCATGGTTAACCTTTGCTGAGGCGAACAATGAAGAAACGTTCGATATGGAAGAGATTCGAGGATGCTATGCTGTAGGTGGTGTGGACTTGAGTGCTACCACCGACTTGACGGCTGCAGCACTTCTGGTGATGAAGCCTGGGAGCGAAAAGATATATGCTATTGTGCAAAGTTTTATGCCGGCTGACGCTGTAGAGGAGCGCACTAAAGAAGATAAGGTGCCATACGATATTTGGGTTCAGCGCGGATTAATAACACCCAGCCGTGGCAACAGGGTTGACTACAGAGATGTGACTGATTGGTTCTTGATGATGAAGGATAAATACGACATCTATCCTTATTGGGTTGGCTATGATAGCTGGAACTCACCCGCATGGGTTGAAGATATGGAAATGCGGGCAGGCTTTGAGCGTAACAAAACGCTAATACCAGTGATTATGGGAGCGAAGACATTGAGCGCTCCCATGAAACTTTTGAAGGCCGATCTGGGGAGTAAGCGAATAAACTATAACAACAATCCTGTATTGAAGTGGGCCTTGACAAATCTGGAAGTAGAAGTAGATAAGAACGAGAATATTAGACCGGTGAAGGGTAGAAATAAACGGCGTCGTATTGACCCGGCGGTAGCCCTCATCATTGCTTACACTGTTCTGTTGCAGGTTTATGAAGACTACCGTAACTTGAATTGTTGAGGAGGCAGGCTCCATGAGTTTATTAGGCACTATAGCGAATTTATTCAAAAAGAAACAGTACACATATATGCAGCCCGTGGATGATTATGAGCCGATTTTTATCCAATGGGGTGGAATACCATACGAAAATGACGTGGTGCGTGCTGCAGTGGATACTATAGCCAGGAACGCTGCAAAGCTGAATCCCAAACATGTGCGTGTGTCAGATGCCGGGATTTTTTGGATGAGAAGCAATTTGGAAAGGCTTCTTGCTTTGGAGCCCAACCCGTACATGTCGGCTTTTGATTTTTACTATCGTCTTGTAACTATGCGGGAACTGGATAACAATGCTTTTGCGTTGATTGTTTGGGGTGATTCAGGGGAAGTCCAGCAGCTTTTGCCAATCAACTGTTCGCAGGCAGAAATTCTTGAAGACAGGACAGGTACTCTTTATGTACGTGTGTGGTTGCTTGGAGAAAAATTTGAGTTTCCTTATAGCGAAGTCATTCATCTGCGCAAACATTATTACAAAAGTGAAGTGTGGGGAGAGAGTAATGATCCTATCAACACCGGCCTAAACATTCTTACAACTGTGGAACAGGGACTTGCAGAAGGGGTAAAAACCTCCACGTATTTACGTGGGATTATAAAATATCAAGGGGTCCTAAAAGATGAGGACATAAAGAAAAATCGAGATAAATTTGTAGCCGAATATATGGATATTCAGAAGTCTGGTGGTGTGGCAGCTCTTGACGCCAAAGCGGAATATATTCCAGTCGAAAGTAAACCACAACTGGTTGATGCCGAGCAATTAAAAGTACTTAAAGACAAGGTTTATCACTACTTTGGCGTTAATGATGCAATTGTAACTGGAAATTACAACGAAGACCAGTGGACTGCTTTTTATGAAAGCATCTTGGAGCCTATTGCAGTGCAAATGAGCTTGGAGTTTACCAGAAAAATTTTTACGCCAAAAGAAATCGGCCACGGTAACCGGATTATTTTTGAGAGCAATCGCTTGCAGTATGCAAGCGTACGGACAAAAACTCAACTTATAAAAGAGCTTATGCAATTTGGGATTTTGACGATTAATGAAGCCAGAGAAATTCTTAACCTAGCGCCTATTCCCAATGGTGATAGGCGGTTAGTGAGCTTGAATTATGTTAATGCTGACAAACAGGACCTTTATCAGGTAGGAAAGGAGGAAGAATAAAATGCCTGCTGTGCCTGTGCATCACACAGATTGGGTAGATAAGCCGTGGGACGGACCCGGCAATGTGGCAAAGCTGCGTAGCGGGGAACCTAGAAGTTATTACAGAAAAATGTTTGCTTGGGAAGCACCAGAAGACGAGGCAGATCCCACAACCAAGTCGGCGTATAAATTGCCGCATCACGAAGTGGACAATGATGGCAATCCTGGCCCTGCGAATGTGCGTGGATGTATTGCAGTTATAGCTGCCTTGAACGGCAGCCGTGGAGGGGTTGATATCCCCGACAAAGATAGACAACCTACCTGGAAACACGTTGCAACGCATTTGTGGGATGCAGACATGGAGCCTGCCGAGCTTAAAAAATTGATTATACCTGAAAGAGAAACAAGAAGGGCAGAAATAAGGATCACACAGATACAAGACAATGATGAAGAAATGATTGTCGAAGGCAGGGCTATAGTTTACAATTCACCCACGGTTATAGCGGAAATCGATGGGCAGAAGTATTATGAAGTTATTATGTCAGGCGCTTTGGATGGTGCAGATTTGCGGGATGTGCCTTTTAAGTACAATCATAGTGATCACATTATGGTTATGGCCAGAACACGCAATAAAACCCTGGAATTGATACCAGACGATAAGGGGTTGCTGATAAGGGCCAAACTTGCCAACACAACTGCGGGAAGAGATTTATATGCACTGATAAAGCGTGGCGATGTTGATAAAATGAGCTTTGCGTTTACCGTGGCAGAGGATAGTTATGACTCCGAAACAAGAACACGAAAAATATATCGTTTTAAGCGTATTTGGGATGTATCTGCAGTGGACATACCGGCCTATGAAGATACGTATATAGCTGCACGTAGCTATTTGCTTGAGCACGAGGCAGTAAATCAGATATATAAGTGGATAGAAAAAGAAAAAGCCAAAAAGCGCAGAAAGCTGTATTTGATGACGTTTGTTTAGCCCTTGCTTCCTGGAGAGGAAGAATAGGGTTTGATACTTGGCTTGCTGTGCCGGACGGCAAGCAGGCACCACTGGAGAGTGGGATATATAACGAAAATCAAAAATAAAATGGGGAGGTAGAATTGTATGGAGAACAGACTTGCTCTGAAATTAGAGGAGCGTTTAAACGAAATTGAGGCACGGAGGGTTGAAATCCGTGCAATGTTGGAAACTGATGATGATGTAGATCTTGATGCTCTGGAAAAAGAGTTGAGGGAGCTAGAAGCTGAAGAAAAGAAGTTGAGGGCGCGCATTGAAGTAATTTCAAAGTTGGCAGGGCAGCCTGGGCAGAATTATAATCCTAGGAGTTTAGGTGCTGCTCCTGAAACAGCAGCCCCCAAAGACGCAGAGAGAGAAGAAGCCGAAAAACGAGGTCAGGCTCTAAAGGAAGGCCGTACCGTAACAATAAGCTCTACGCAGCTTATTCTGCCAAAGCATTATGCTACTGACATTAAGCCTACTTTCCGTGAAGTGTCCAGTTTAATCGACAGAGTAAATATAAAGGAGTTGAAAGGCGGCGAATCTTTCCAGCAGCCTTACCTTGTTGGATACGGTGAGGGCGATTATACACTTGAGGAGGCCGATTATGCAGTAGCGAAGACACAGTTTGGGTACGCAACAATAAACAAAGCAAAGGTTACGGCTTATGCAGAGGACACCGAGGAGGTTTTGAAGTTGCCTGCGGCAGATTATGATGCTGAGGTGCGCAAAGGCGTTCGTGAAGCACTGCGTAAACGCATTACAAAGCAGATACTGGTAGGCGCTGGAACGTCTAATGCTATTGTGGGTATTTTCAGCGCCAACGCAACGGCCATCGATCCAGCAACTGACCTGCCCATTGCAGCTATAGACGCTAATACCTTGGACGAGATAATTTACAGCTTTGGTGGCGACGAGGCAGTAGAGGAACAGGCGGTGCTGATTTTAAACAAGAAAGACTTAAAAGCTTTTGCGCAGCTCCGCACCACCGATGGCAGAAAATTACATGAAATTAAATTCAATGCTGATGGAAACAGCGGTACCATTGACGGCATTCCGTTCATCATCAACTCTGCGTGCAAGGCCATTTCCGATCCGGCCACTGTTGCAGGCGATTACTGCATGGCTTACGGGCCTCTGGCTAATTACATGCTAGTAATATTTAGTGATATTGAAATATTGAGGTCCACGGATTACAAATTCCGCCAGGGTGTTGTAGCGCATAGGGCATCCATATTTGTGGGTGGTAATGTGGTGGCTAAGAACGGATTCCTGAGAATCAAGAAGGCTTCTACTGTATAAAACAGAACTGGGCTGGAGTGAACTAATAGTTTCACTCCAGCCTTTTTCTAAAGAGGTGATAATGTGAAAGTTTTAGTCATTAAAGCGTTTATAGATAAACGTACCGGTATTCCTTATAACAGTGGATATTATTATGAAAGTGATGATTTGGAGCGAATAAAAGAATTGCAGCGATTGGGGTACTTGGAGCAGGTTTCGTTTGAAGAAGGACCGGAGCAGGCTGTGTTGACCAAACCAGAGAAAACCAGCAAGAAGCGAAAGCTGTAATTTGTGCTACCTGTTTTTTTAAGGTGGTGATGTGATGATAGTAACACTTGAGGAAGCTAAACAGCATCTTAGGGTAGACACAAACGACGATGACGGATATATTCTGACTCTAATTGCTGCAGCAGGGAAATTTATTCAAGATGCGACAGGTAAAACGTTTGATAGTACAAATCCTCTTGCTAAAACTGTAGTTCTTTTGCTTGTAGGTGACTTGTACGAGAAACGAGAACTCACAACAGATAAGGCAAGTGAGAAGATACGAGACATTGTAACAATGATATTGACGCAGCTTAGCTTAAGTGGTGATAGCACATGATTAGCATTGGTGATTTAAGACATCGAATAACATTACAAAAACGCATAGACACGACAGATGCTGACGGTTTTACTACTCAGCAGTGGCAAGATGTTGCAACAGTTTGGGCAGCGGTTGAAAATCTACACGGGAGAGAATATTGGGAAGCGGCAGCGGTGCAAGCAGAGAATACTGTTAAATTTACGATTCGCTATAGAGCAGATGTTGATACTTCTATGCGAATCAAATTCAGAGATAAATACTACAACATCGTTGCGATTGATAATATCAAATACCGTAATGAATACATCGAAATCAAAGCACAGGAAGTGGTGCAGAGTGGCAGTTGAAGTCAAATTTGAGGGCATGGATGAGCTTATAAAAGCTGTGGAAGCACTTGGGCAGAAAGGCAGTAGAATAGAGAACGAAGCATTGCGTGAAGCAGGAACATATCTTGCTGAAGAGATGAAGAAAGAAGCACCGGTTAGGACAGGAGCGCTACGGGACAGTATAGAGGTGTCAAACGCCAAAACAAAGCAAGGACAGAAATACGTAGAAATTGGGCCCAATAAGGACACAAATTGGAGAGCGAAATTTATTGAATTTGGCACTGTGAAGATGAGAGCTAATCCATTTATGAGCAGAACATACGGAAAAAACAAAGACAAAGTACAGGAGATAATTAGACAGAAGCTCAAAGAAGGGCTGGGATTGTGATGAGTATAAACCAGCTTGTAATAAATGCATTGAAAAGCGTAAATGTGCCTGTTTCTTTTCAAACATATTCAGGCACAGCAGACCCTTATATCACATTCTTTTGTTACTTGGAAACAGGTGAACTGTATAGTGATGACGTTCAACAAGGGACAGCTTACTATGTGCAAGTGGACGTTTGGAGTAAGGGTAACTACTCAAGTATAGTCGAACAGGTAAAGTCAGCTATGAAGCAAGCTGGCTTTTCTTTTCTGAGTGCGTATGATTTGTACGAGAATGATGTGAAAGTGTATCACAAGGTTCTGAGATTTTATTATTTGGAGGTGTAATAAATGGCTAACAGCGTTAAGATAGGGCTTAAAGATGTTTACTATGCATTGCTTACTAAAGACGATGCAACAGGTGTGACATATCAAACTCCTGTTCAAATTGCAGGAGCTATATCAGCTAAGATTTCAGCAAAAACAGACAGTGTAACGCTTTATGCTGATGATGGAGCTTTTGAGACTGCGTCTTCATTAGGAGAAATTACATTAGAGCTTGAAATGGCAGATTTGCCTTTGTCAGTACAAGCTGCTCTATTGGGACACACGGTAAATAATGGCGTTTTAGAGGCAAAAAGCACAGACCAAGCACCTTATGTAGCAGTAGGGTTTAGAGCGTTGAAAAGCAATGGTAAGTACCGTTACTATTGGCTACTTAAAGGTAAATTTGAAATACCGGATGATGAGAGTCAGACTAAAGAGGATAAAGTGAAATTTCAGACAGCGAAGTTGAAAGGCACTTTTGTTTGCAGAGTATATGACGGAAAATGGAAGCTTGTTGGAGATGAAGACGAGCAAGGCTTTACAGCAACAGACTGGTTTACAGCAACAAAGATTAACGCTGGCACAGGAGCTTAATCCTGTGCCTTTTACATATTTAGAAGGGAGTGTAACATAGATGGGCAATGTTAGAGATATAAGAACAAAACTAATACCAATACAACTTGACAAAGAAAGACATCTTAAATTTGATCTAAACGCATTTGCGGAGCTTGAAGAACTTTACGGCGATATAAATACTGCATTTGAAGCAATGCAAAAGGGGAGCATAAAGGCTATAAGAGCTATGTTGTGGTGTGGTTTGATACATGAAGACAAGAGCCTAACACTTGAGCAAGTGGGCGAAATGGTGCATTTAGGGAATATGAACGAAGTAATGAATGCAATTACACAAGCTATATCTGAAGCAATGCCAGAGGTGGATAAAACCGAAAAAAACTAACTGAACCCAGTGAGAAAAGCTGGGATTGGGCTTGGATTTATTATCTTGGGAGAAATATATTGGGGCTTTCGGAAGAAGAGTTTTGGGCCAGTACACCAAGAAAGATAATTGCTCTGTTTAATGTGTATAAGAAGGTTCGAGGAATAGAAACAGCAGAAGAAGAACAAGAAGTATTCATAGACCAGATACCTTTCTTATAATGAAAGGCAGGTGAGAATAGTGCCGAACGAAGAAATTGGTAAACTTAACGTCGTTGTTAATTTGGATAGCACGGGTTTTCAAAACGGAATATCGCAGCTTAACAGACAAATGAAGTTAGTACAATCAGAATTTCAAGCTGCTACTGCAAAGCTTGGGGATTTTGGAAGCAGCACAGACAAACTAAAGTTGCAAGCTGATGCTCTGTCAAAACAAATAGAAATACAAAAGCAAAAGGTAGCAGCGCTTGAACAAGCTTATCAAAGAAGTGTCGAAACAAAAGGTGCAGATGCGAAAGCTACACAGGATTTAGCTATTAAGCTTAACAAAGCACAGGCTGAACTTGCTAACTTGGAGAACGAATTAAAGAAAACAACAACAGAGTTAGAAAAACAAAGCTCTGTTTGGTATAAACTGTCGCAATCTGCTAAAGAGGCTGGCGAAAAGTTAAAAGATGTTGGCAAAAAAGTTAGTGATGTCGGGGAAAGCTTGACAAAGAAAGTAACAGCACCGATTTTGGCTGCAGGAACAGCAGCGGTTAAATTTAGCATAGATTTTGAAAATGGGATGGCTAAGGTTGCAACGATAGCGGATACAAGTAAAGTATCTTTAGATAGTTTAAGAAAAGGACTATTAGAACTTTCAAATCAAACTGGTATTTCAGTAAACGAACTTACTGAAGCAACGTATCAGGCTATAAGTGCTGGCGTAGATACTGCTAATTCTGTAAAATTTCTTGAGACAGCAGTGAAAGCAGCAAAAGGCGGCTTTACAGACACTACAACAGCGGTAAATGCACTTTCTACAGTGCTTAATGCATATGGGCTAAAAGCTTCAGAGGCAAAAAGAATTACTGATGAGATGATGGTTGCGCAGAACTATGGTAAGACAACATTTGGCGAAATGGCAAGGTCTATTGGTAATGTCATTCCTATCGCATCAGCTCTAAATGTTAGCACAAAAGAACTTTTTGCTTCTCTTGCAGTGCTGACTAAAAATGGTATTCAAACATCGGAAGCAGTGACAGGGTTAAAGGCAGCCTTTTCTAACATCATGAAACCCAGCTCAGAAGCAGCTAAGCTGGCGGAACAGCTGGGGTTGAGCTTTAACGCAGCACATTTGCAATCCGTAGGCTGGGCTAAATTCTTAGAGGAAGTTCGAGAAAAAACTGGCGGCAACGCTGAGATGATGGCTAAACTGTTTGGCAGTGTCGAAGCTCTAAACACAGTAACGGTGCTTGCTGGTAAAGGTGCTCAGGACTTTGCACAAGCATTAACACTTATGGGAAATGCAGCAGGCACGACAGATAAAGCATTTGTGCAAGTAACAAATACAACTGGTGCTAAGCTGAACAAAGCTCTAAATGAGCTAAAAAACAGTGCTATACAGTTTGGAGATGCATTAGCTCCAATGGTGCAACGACTTGCGGATATTCTCAGTATGCTTGCTGATAAGTTTAATGCACTCACACCTGCGCAACAACAACTAATCATACAATTTGCAGCGGTTGCAGCAGCAATAGGACCTGTTATTTTGGTTGTGGGTAAGCTTATTACAGCGGTTGGCACAATCAGCACAGCGTTTAGCACATTGAGCGGTGCAATGGCAGCAGCAGGCGGTGCAAGCGGTGCTGTCGGTGCAGCTATATCAGCATTGACAGGTCCGATTGGCATAGCCGTTGCTGCAATAGTAGGATTAACTGCTGTGGGCGTTACACTTTATAAAAATTGGGATACAATCAAACAAAAAGGTATAGAGTTAAAGGACAATTTAATAACTACTTTTAATAACATGAAAGAGAAAGTTATTAATGCATGGGATAGTTTAAGAACGGCAGCGAGTGATATCTTCAATAAAATCAAGGAAGCAATTTTAGCACCTTTTAGAAATTTGCATATTCCACTGCCTCACGTGTCGGTGTCATGGAGGTCGGTTGGGGTTGGTCCACTTTCGATCACGATACCCGACTTCAACGTTAAATGGTATGCGACAGGCGGTATATTTAATAGTCCTGCAATAATCGGTGTAGGTGAAGCAGGTCCGGAAGCGGTCATTCCAATCGAGAAGCTCACTTACATTATTCGAGATGCACTTATGCAGATACAACCGCAGCAGACAGTAGCAAGGCCAAACGAGATACACCTACACATTGGTGCATTAATCGCCGATGATTATAGTTTGAAGCAACTGGAAAGAAAACTTATGAATATTAGGATTTTAGAGAATAACAGGCTTGGAGTGATGGGCGGATGAAAATAGGATATTCAGGAATGGAGCAGGACATTCCTAAGCCTAAGCAAATTAGCATAGTAGATACTGAAATAGCAAAAGCGAATAGAACAGCAAGCGGGCGGTTGGTGAAGGATATAATTGCAATTAAAAAGAAAATACAGCTCAAATACGATGGGCTTACTGCGGCAAGTTTTAATCTTTTTAGGACTTACTACGAAGCAGGCAAGCCCGTTAATTTTATATACGATGAAGCAGGGCAAACTAAAACGATACAATGCTATATAACAGAAATGCCGCGGAATGTATTTGTTCACAATACGAATTATGTTAGTGACATTACCATCACCCTTGAAGAAGTGTAGGTGGTTTTATGTATCCAGTGACGCAAGATTTTTTAGAGAAGATGAAAGCAACAGAAAGACGTGTTTATGGGCGCATCCAAATCGACTACACAGACCCTTTCCTTGACCAATCTATACAAGTCCAAGCCTCCGAGCAAGCGAATATAAGCTACCCAACCCAAACCGCCGACACCATATCGGAGCCTTTCGTCAAAATAGCCAGCCTGGACGGCTCCTGGGTGCTTGACGGCACCTTCGCACTTGCGCCAGACCCCGACGAAGCAGAGACGCATCAAATGGGCTGGTGGGGCAGTCAGCTGTCGCAGGCAGACGGAACATTTGTAAGCCCGTATCCGTCCTTGACAGTCACGCATTTTGCAAGACCAATCCACAACCTAAAGGTTGTCGGTGATAGCGCAAGAGGCGAATATCCAGTAGATTTCACGATTGATTTGTACGCAGCAGACGGAACGAAGCTGTATACAAAGTCCGTCACTGGCAACAATCAGGTGAATTGGACATATCAGCTTCCTTCGCCTGTTTTGGATGTAACAAAGCAGGTATTGACTATCACGAAGTGGAGTCATGCAGGACGACAGGTAAAGATACTGGAATTCTTCACATCCATACAGGAAACCTACGAAGGTGACGATATCCTGCTCATTCACCTACTTGAGGAAAGAGAAGTTAGCCAAGGCAGCCTCCCCGTCGGCAATATCAGTGCTAACGAGATAGACATTAGGCTCAACAACGCAAGCCGCAAATTTGATGCTGGCAACAAGCAAAGCCCGCTATATCAGCTTTTGAAGCAAAACAGAAGAATAAAAGCATGGCTTGGGCTAAAAGGAGATGGCGAAGGCACAAACTTACAACAAAGCGTAGACTTTACACAGGGTACGTTAAACAACCTTGTAGTGGTAAACAACAAACTGCAACTGCCTTCTGTTGCTGCACCGAGCTTTACCAGAAACAGCATAGCCTACCTCTCCGACGGCACTCTTGTTAACACCAACCTCCCCCGCTACGAAACAGGCAAATTCGGCAAGGCGATTATGGTGGAGGAAGGGACGACGAATTTAGTTGCAAATGGAAGTTTTGAAAATGGAACAACAGGTTGGACTTTATCGAGCAATATGTCAATCACGAAT